AGGTCTTTGATACACTGGTAGCTACCCGAGTTATCTGGGCAGCAATCCGTGAGACAGACTCCGTAAGAATCCAAAAGGGAATACTCCCTGGTAAACTCTTTGGCTCCCACTCGCTAGCGGCTTGGGGGTACCGAATGAAGAACTACAAGGGTGACTATGATGGTGGATGGGAAACCTTCACCCAAGAGATGCTGGACTACTGTGTGCAAGACGTACAGGTAACAGCAGATCTTTATTCACGGATACTAAAAAAGAACTACTCATCCCAGTGCTTAGAGCTGGAGCATAAGTTGGCATGGCTTATGGCAAAGCAGGAACGTAATGGGTTCCACTTTGATACCGTGAGTGCCGCTAAGTTATACGCCAAGCTCGTGAGCCGTAGGTCTGAGATAGAAGCTGATCTGATAGCTACTTTTGGGGAATGGCAGGTACGACTACCTGACTTCATCCCAGCCCGTGATAATAAAACTAAAGGTTACATCAAGGGGGTACCAGTCCCCCGATACAAGACAGTAATGTTCAACCCCTCCAGTAGGGATCACATCGCTGACAGGCTTCAGAAGTTGTATGGTTGGAAACCCGAAGAACTCACCGAGGGTGGTAAGCCAAAGATTGATGAAGTTGTCCTAAGTAAACTCTCATACGAACCATGTGCTGCCCTGTCAGAATACCTGATGGTTCAGAAGCGTATCTCCCAGTTAGCTGAGGGGGATCAAGCGTGGATGAAGTGTGAGAAGCAGGGGAAAATTCATGGATCTATTAACACTAACGGTGCTGTCACTGGCAGGGCAACCCACTCTTATCCCAACATATCACAGGTGCCATCCTCTGGGTCTCCTTATGGTCACGACTGCCGAGGACTTTTTACAGTTCCTAAAGGATGGACGTTGGTGGGGGCAGATGCCTCTGGACTAGAGCTTCGATGCCTAGCCCATTTCATGGCTGAGTGGGATGGTGGCAAGTACGCTGAGATCCTGTTGGGTGGAGACATCCATACAGAGAACCAAAAGGCGGCTGGACTGGAGACCCGCAACCAAGCCAAGACCTTCATCTACGCATTTTTATACGGGGCAGGTGATGCAAAAATTGGATCAATTGTTGGTGGAAATGCAGGTGATGGTAAGCGGCTCAAGTCTAAGTTTCTTCGTTCGCTGCCAGCCCTCGGACGACTTGTCGATAGTGTTAAGCAAGCTGCAACTAAAGGCAATATCACTGGGCTTGATGGAAGAGACATTTACATTAGAAGTGCACACGCTTCACTAAACTCCCTCCTCCAAGGAGCGGGTGCGGTAGTGTGTAAGCAGTGGCTCGTACTACTGGAAGAACAACTTCAAAGTAAATTTAAACATGGGTGGGATGGGGACTACTGCTTCTGTGCTTGGTCACATGATGAGGTACAGATTGCCTGTAGAACTCCTGAGATCGCCCAGCAGGTTGCCGAGCTTGCCACGGACTGTGTACGCCAAGCTGGTGAACATTTTAATTTCCGATGCCCATTAGCAGGAGAATACAAGATCGGAACTACCTGGGCTGACACACACTAATGCAACGAAAAGCAATCAACCATTTACTCCACAGGGTCTATCGGCAGGGGATTAGTCTCCAGTCCGATATAGCACGGGAGTTCGATCAAGAAGTAGCTGCCCTGTGTAGCATGGGTTTGATCACAACCAAGACCGCACCGCTGCAATTCGGCAGGGTGTGGAGAATAACTGAAGAGGGATTAGCCCTTCTTCGTGATGAAGGACTTTTATGAGCAAAAAGAAAACCCCCAATACAGAGGAAGTTGAGTTTGATTATCGTTTACTACGCCCTGAGTCTCTCATCTTTTTGGGGCGAAACATTGAAGTTCAATTCTTGGGGGAAAGCCCGTGGGGTACTGACTACTACGGAGACTTCGATGCCAAAGCCCAACGTATCCGAGTCATAGAAAACCTTACCCCTGTAGAAGAGATGGACACCCTAGTCCATGAGATCCTCCATCTAATCATGTTCTATATGCGGATCATGATGGGCAACGTGGATGAAGAACAGATTGTCCACCGACTAGCCACAGGGTTCTCCTCAGTTCTCGTAGAGAACCCTCAAGTAGCTCAGTATCTCGCCGTGATGTCCCATGTAAGCCTTAAGGAAATAGATCCCACCTATGATTAAACTAGCTGAAATTGACGTTGAGTACAGAGACCACATGGGCAGTGACCTGTCTGTGGTGAACGCTGCCCGAGTTAGCTTTGACAAAGAGCATGAAGAGTTTGAATACTTATCTGATAAGAAACTTATTAAGTATCTAGCAGAGCATAACCACTGGTCTCCCTTTGCTCACGTTTCAGCTACGTTTCGAGTCAAGGCTCCTATCTTTGTTGCAAGGCAACTGGTCAAGCATACTGTAGGTTTTGCTTGGAACGAAGTTAGTCGCCGTTATGTTGACCACACCCCTGAGTTCTTCATTCCCCCTGTGTGGAGAGGCAAGCCTGAGGGCAGCATCAAGCAGGGTAGCAGTGGCGAGGTAGCGGTATACCACGGTGTCATCCGATCTACCACCGCGATTGCCCTAAAGACTTATGAAGATCTCTTGGCATCTGGGGTCTGCCCTGAGCAAGCCCGTATGGTTCTCCCCCAGAACACCATGACCGAGTGGATCTGGACAGGAACCCTCTACGCTTGGGCTAGAATGTGTGTACTCCGACTGGATAATCACACCCAGTTAGAGACCCGAGAAGTAGCTAAGGCTGTGGATCGGAACATGAAGTCCCTCTTCCCATACTCTTGGGAATACCTAGTTCCCAAAAAGGATAAACTATGCGCGTTGCTCTCATAGATGCAGACATACTCGCTTACCAAGCTGCGGCTGTAAGTGAGACACCCACAGACTGGGGTGATGGTATATGGACACTTCACAGTTTTGAGGATGAAGCTACCCAGCATTTTGACCATGCGGTCACATCCATTGTGGATGACGTAGAGGCTGACAACTTTCTGTTGGTGTTCTCTGACGTTAACAACTGGAGAAAGTCTGTTCTCCCTACCTACAAGTCAAACCGTGCAGGTACCCGTAAGCCCCTACTCCTCAAGTTCCTCCGTGAGTACGCGATGGACAGCTATGAGTCTAAAGTAGTGGAGACCCTTGAAGGGGATGATGTGATTGGCATCCAAGCCACCACTCCCAGCGAGGACACCTACATTGTGTGTACCATCGACAAGGATCTCAAGACCATCCCAGGGTTGCACTACCACATGGGTACTGGTGAGACCTTCGAGGTGAATGAACACCAAGCTGACAAGTACCACATGATGCAAACCCTTACAGGTGATCCTACGGATGGCTATGCGGGTTGCCCAGGTGTTGGCGAGAAGACTGCTCAGAAGATTATCCAAGCAGCTCTTGATGAGGGAACCCCTTGGGCTAACCCCCAGCAACTCCGAGAGATCTATTGGAGCCACGTAGTGAAAGCCTACGAGAAGGCAGGACTCTGTGAAGAGGAAGCCTTGGTTCAAGCACAGGTCAGCCGCATCCTCCGCTATGGGGAATACAACGAGACAACTAAAGAGGTAAAACTTTGGACTCCGAATTAAAACAGTTCTTTGGAAACAACGAGACTACCCCTGAGGAGGACGAGGAATTTGCCCGTCTAGCCGCAACCACCCGTCAGGTAGGTGGGGGTCATTACTTAAAAGCCATTCAACCGTGGGACATCGTAAAGGCATGGGAGCTGAACTTTTGGGAAGGCAACTGTGTGAAGTATCTCCTTCGACACCGCTACAAGAACCGTAAGGAAGATATAGAGAAATGTATCCATTATCTCGAATACCTCAAGGCTCACTATGATGAACTTTACTGATTACCAGAAGGAAGCCATGAGCTTCCGCCTGAAGTCTGCTGATGAGATCTATGCCCTGTATAACTTGGCTGGGGAAGTCGGTGAACTTCTATCCGCTGAGGCAAAGCTCCGCCGTGATGGTGGGGATTTCTTAGCCCACATGGAGAATGTCAAGAAAGAGCTGGGTGACATTCTTTGGTGCCTCGCGGCTGTGGCTTATGATTGGGACACAGACCTGAACGAAATTGCAGAATTAAATTTACAGAAACTAACAAGCCGTAAGGCAAGGAATAGAATCCAAGGAAATGGCGACAACCGATAAAACCCCCTCCCTCCGTGCCCAGCTAATTACTCGCCGCACATATAACCGTCCCCTCAACGCTCAAGGTACCGAATTTGAATCGTGGTCACAGACCGTAGACCGTGTACTCCAGCACCAGACATGGCTCTGGGAACGAGCCAAGGGTAGTCCTCTGTCTGTAGATGAAGCCTTGGAGATTGAAGAACTCCGTCAATACATGATGGAGCGTAAAGTCCTAATGTCTGGTCGCTCACTGTGGCTAGGCGGAACTGATGTAGCGAAGAAACGTGAAGCCTCTCAATTTAACTGCTCCTTTACCCATGTTGAAACAGTTCAAGATGTGGTTGATTGCCTGTGGCTGCTCCTTCAAGGATGCGGTGTGGGCTTCCGCCCTATCGTGGGGCAACTTACGGGCTTCCAAGTACCTCTCAAAGAAGTACGAGTAGTCCGCTCCGAGCGTACCGAAAAAGGTGGCAACGAGAAAAACGTAGAAACCTTTGACCCCGATACCCGTACTTGGACAATTGCCGTAGGTGACTCAGCCGAAGCATGGGCGAAGTCCATTGGTAAAATTATTGCCCACCCTTACCGTGCCGAACGGTTAGTGTTGGACTTCTCACAGATCCGCCCAGCGGGTGAACGACTTAAAGGTTATGGTTGGATTTCTTCAGGCGATGCCGCTATTGCTAAAGCCTATACAGCTATTGTGGAGATTCTCAATAAACGTGCTGGCAGTTTGCTTACACGTATTGATATTCTTGATGTTGTCAACTGGTTGGGTACTGTGCTGTCTTCTCGCCGCAGTGCTGAAATTGCTCTCTTTAACTATGGTGAAGATGAGTGGGAAGAGTTTGCCGTAGCCAAGAAAGATTGGTGGGTAAACAACGTACAACGTGCACAATCCAACAACTCCCTCCTGTTCAAAGCCAAGCCCTCTTACAGTCAACTCAAAGACATCTTTGACATGATGATAGAGGCAGGTGGATCAGAGCCTGGCTTTATTAACGCTCAGACCGCTGTGAAACGCGCACCTTGGTTCAAAGGCTGTAACCCCTGCGCAGAGATCCTGCTGGGTAACAAGAGCTTCTGTAACCTAACAGAGGTGGACGTTGGTAAGTTCAAAGGTGACTCCTCAGGTTTACGCCGAGCCGTTACTTTGGCAGCACGGGCTAACTATCGACAGACCTGTGTGGATCTGCGGGATGAAATCCTTCAGGAAGCATGGCACCTCAACAACGAGTTCCTCCGTTTGTGTGGTGTAGGTTTGACAGGTATTGTTCGCCGCCCTGACTTGGGGAGCTATGACTACGCTGAACTACAACGTGTGGCTACGGCTGGTGCATACTCTATGGCAGATGAGCTGGAGACACCCCGCCCAAAAAACGTAACCACTATAAAGCCAAGCGGTACCCTATCCAAAATTATGGATACGACTGAAGGTGTCCACAAGCCTCTTGGTAAGTATGTGTTCAACAACGTCAACTTCTCCAAGCATGACCCTCTGGTTCCCCTGTGTCGATCCGCAGGTTACCGAGTGTTCGACAACCCAACTGACTCAGAGTCTGTCCTTATTACCTTCCCTGTGAGCTGGGATGACGTTCCCTTCGATAAGGTCGAGAAGAACGGCACAATCCTAGAGGTGAATGAAGAGTCAGCCATTAGTCAACTT